CTTCTCTGTGTATGGTTTTAATAAGTCTCATGCAGTAGCTTATGCAATCGGTTCTTATTACGCAGCATGGCTTCACACTTATTATGAAACTGATTGGCTTGGGACAATTCTTGAGTCTGAAAATAATAACCCAGCGGCGCTTTCAAAAGCTATTTCTGAAATTAAAGCTATGGGTTACGAGGTTGGCACTCCTGATATTAACGAGTCAGGCCTATGTTGGTCATGGTCTGAGCAGAAAAAATCTTTTATTCCGCCTCTAACATCCATCAAAGGGCTTGGAAAAAATGCCGTCAAAGAGATTATGGAAAATAGACCTTATAAGACAGTTGAAGGCTTATTACATAATGATGAAGGAAAGTGGTATCATTCAAAATTAAATAAGACAGGATTTTCTGCATTATGCAAGGTTGAAGCTTTAGATTGTTTAGAAGAATTGTGGAACGGTACTATCGATCATCATAGACAGCTTCATGATATCATTATAGAAAATTATGATAAACTTAAAAAGAGTAAGTTTGGAATGACTTTACGTCAGGCAAAAAAGACCGATGCTAAAGAATTTTTACCACAGCTTATAAAAGAAACGCTTAATATTGATGACTGGACCCGTATTGAAAAATTACAAATGTATCAAGATATGTGTTCTGCTACACGAGATGATTTGGCATTTCCTGAAGAGATTATGGAGAAAATTAAAAGTTCTAATGTAAAATCTGTTCTGAATATGCTACCAAATGAGAAAGGAATTGCATGGTTTTGTGTCGTTGATATGATTAAGAAGACAACAAAGAATAAAAAGACGTTTTATCGGATTAAAATTACAGACAATGAAAGTAATACAGGCTGGCTTAGGGTTTGGGGTCAGGTTCCAAAAAGTATGCAACCTTTTACAATATGGTTGACACAAGCGCATAATGATCCTAACTGGGGTGCTAGTACTTCAGTTGCCAAGGTAAGACCACTTGTCAAGTAGAAAAGTAATCAAACCATTGATACCTGGTTCACTTGTAAAATTTAAAAATAACAAGTATAATGATTTATTAATGTACTTTGGCAAATCAAAAGATAAAAAGCGGTGGCATAGAAAATATTATTTTTTATCTAAGGGCAAAGTAATTGCTTATCCACAGGAATTTCTTACCATGTTTGAGGTGATAATTGAGCAATGATATTCAAAAAGATTGGTTAAAAATTGATAAAATGGTTAGGGATTTAACATGGATAACTTACGATAATTCTTATGACATATATCCAGAATTAAAAGAAGCGTTAAAAAAGCTTAAGAAGGTTAGAGAAGAAATAAAGAAAGTGATTGAAGGTGACTAGTGAAAAAAGATCTTGAAGATGTTCTTTTTAAAAAATATCCTAATATATTTAAACAAAAAGATAATGATAAAATGTCGATATCAAGAGGAATTCAATGCAAAGATGGCTGGTATGATTTAATCGATATTTTGTGCGCAAAAATTACGCAGCATATAGAATTTAAAAATAAAAAGTTAGATGAGCAATTTAAAGCTAGACCAAAGACGTTGATCCCGTCTAGCTATTCTGTTAAATTAATTTTTGAAGCTTCCCAAGTTAAATCAAAATTTGATGGATTACGCTTTTACTTCGATGGCGGCGACGATTATACTTTTGGTATAGTTGCCATGGCAGAAGCTATGTCTTTAAGAATTTGTGAATACTGTGGTAATAAAAAATTTACTACTGAAGAAGTTGAAACTAAATGTGAAAAGTGTAGAAAAAATTAAAGAAGGTGATCTTGTAAAAAAAGTTTCCGGCGCAGATATACATCAAATGGGTATTGTTCTTAAGTATGAGATTAATTCATTACATAATGAAATTATAACTGTAATGACACCTCGAGGAATTATAAAAAACTGGTATGGAAAATTAGTTAAAAAGGTATAAATATGAGAATTGAACAAGAAATCAAATTAGATTACAAAGATGTGCTTATTCGTCCAAAAAGAAGTACGCTTAAGAGTCGAAAGCAAGTTGATCTAATACGTACATATAAGTTTCGAAACAGCAAGCAAGATTGGCGAGGCGTACCAATCATGGCATCGAACATGGATGGCGTTGGAACTTTTAGAATGGCAGATGCCTTAACTAATCATTCTATGTTTACATGTATTACTAAACAAAAAGTTGAAAGGGACTGGGAGGATAATCTAAGTAAATTTGTTCGAGACTATACGGCAATTAGTGTTGGAACAAATTTTGATGCTTGGATGAAAGCTCGAGCTATTATTTTAAAATATGATTTAAAATGGATTTGCATTGATATAGCGAATGGATATTCAGAGCATTTTACTGATTTTGTTAAAATGGTTAGAAAAGATCTTCCAAAGATAAACATTATTGCGGGTAATGTAGTAACTGCAGATATGACACAGGAGCTTATTCTTGCGGGTGCTGACGTAGTCAAGGTAGGTATTGGCCCGGGAAGCGTGTGTACAACAAGAATTCAGACTGGGATTGGTTATCCGCAACTTTCAGCAGTTATCGAGTGTGCCGATGCAGCTCACGGCTTGGGAGGCCATATTATTGCAGATGGTGGTTGTACATGCCCGGGTGATGTTGCAAAGGCTTTTGCAGCAGGTGCAGATTTTGTTATGCTTGGTGGAATGTTTTCTGGTCATGATGAAGGCGGCGGCGAGATTATAAGTAAGATGTTTCGAACTCAAGAGTATGATTTTCAAGAGATTGATCAAGCACCAATAAAACCTTATTACGAAATAAAAAAATACGTGAAATTTTATGGCATGAGTTCAGATACTGCAATGAATAAACACTCAGGTGGTGTTGCAAATTACAGATCATCAGAAGGAAGAACAGTTGAGGTTCCATATAGAGGAAAAGTTGAAGGAACAGTTAAAGATATTCTTGGCGGATTAAGATCTACATGCACCTATGTCGGCGCACCAACACTTAAACAGCTTAGTAAATGCACAACTTTTATTAGATGTACACAGCAGTTTAATAATGTTTTTGTAAAATAGAAAGAATTAATCTAATATTCATATAGGAGGTTATCATGGATAATAAAATTGATCAATTATTACGATCTAAATATCTTAGTTTATTTTGTGCTTTATTGAATATGTTTTTTGCTATACACTCAGCAGTTTCAGGAAATATATTTTTCTTTGCATTGTGTGGTGTATTTGCAGCTTTGTGTTTTAAAAATTATATAAACGCAGCATGAATCCAATAAATCAAATAATACTTGAGGGCCCTGATTTATCAGGTAAGACGACATTATATCAGCAAATTCATAATTTAACAGACTATAGATGGAATATTCAAGATAGATCTTCTTTATCCATGCTTGTATACGCTAAGCTTTATGGTAGGTCACAATTTACACATATTGAATCGCTTAAGTCTGAGTTATATAATTTGAATAATTTCATGATATTACTTTTACCAGATTGGGATATTATTGCAAAAAGATTTGAAGTTAGAGGCGATTCAATTCAAAACTTAATATCTCTTAAAAAATTATATAATGTTTTTTTAGAAGCTGCAAAAGAATTTGAGTCATTTCCCAATGTTTACGTTATTAGAAAAGAAGTTGATGATTTTATTTTAAATAACTTGATAACAGATATGGTAAAATTTGAGAACAATTCATTTGCTAATATCTCTAAGATGTTTCTTTATCATAATTTGGCAAATAAAGATTTTGAATCTGTGGGTTTATCATTAACTAGTTTTGAGTATGGTGAATTTGACGATATAAGCTTAGAAGATTTAAATTATGAAACAGAAAAGAAGTACTATCAAACAATAAAAGAATCGCTACTTAAAACTATTGACAATGAATTCAATGGATTGAATGAGTACAGTAGAAAAGAAGATAAAATGTCTAGAAGGTTTATTTACACTTCAAACACATGCATATCATTAGCACACTTTTTATTTAGAGACAATGTTTTAGATTGTAAATTCTTTATAAGATCATCAAATACTCGAGATATTTTAAAGTATGATCTTAATTTTATAAAATATCTTTCCAAATGCGTCAAGGAAAAATTGTCTTTAAAAGAAAATACGCCTGTAAAGTTAAATGTTACTGTAAACTCTGCGCATATACCCGTTAATATTAGTGAAGCAAAAGAGGAAGAAATTGAAAGTAAAGATTAAAAAAGTGCATCCGATGGCTGTGATACCAAATTATGCGAAATCTGGAGATGCTGGAATGGATTTAACAGCCATAATTGTTCGAGAAGAAGATTCACATATTACATATCATACAGGCCTAAGCATGGAAATTCCCTATGGTTATGTAGGTTTATTATTTCCAAGAAGCTCTGTATACAAAACTGGCCAAATATTGGCAAACTCTGTAGGCGTTATTGATAGCGGTTATAGGGGTGAGATAATGATGAAGTTCAATAGAGGTTTTGATCGTTATAATGCAGGTGATAGAATAGGTCAAATTATAATTTTACCATATCCGCAAGTTGATTTTGAAGAAGTTGATGAACTATCATCTTCAGATAGAAATGCAGGTGGCTTTGGATCAACAGGAGAATAAAATGAAAAGAGCATTAGTAACAGGTGGCTGCGGCTTTATTGGGTCAAACTTAACAAAAGAATTGGTTAAGCAAGGGTGGCTAGTAGACGTAGTTGACAATATGTTAAATGGTAAACTAGAACTTTTAGAGGGTGTCAATATGAGAGTACTACCCAATGCAAGCTTTTTAAATCATTATTGTAACACACTTAAAGATAATAATGTAAAAAGAAAATCTGATCAAGTTTTGGTAATTCAAGATGATTTTGCCGCAGAAGGTGTCTTAAAACATATTGAAGATAAGTCATATGACATAGTTTTTCATCAGGCAGCAATACCAAGGGTAAGTTATTCTGTTGATAATCCATGGGTAACAACAGAGACAAACATTTCAAAGACAGTTAAACTATTCAAAGCATGCGTTGACAATGTAAAAAAAATTATATTTGCATCATCATCGTCTATTTACGGTGGTTCAGATAATTTACCAACAAAAGAAACTGAACCAAAAAATCCTAAATCACCCTATGCTTGGCAAAAATCTGCAATAGAAGACTTTTCTAAAGTTGCTTGCGGTTTATACAATATTGATATCATCTGTTTGCGTTATTTTAATGTTTTTGGCCCAGGACAGCTAGGCGATAGTCCATATGCAACTGCAGTTTCAGCTTGGTGCAATGCAATTAAAAATAATTTAGAATGCAGGTCAGACGGTGATGGTACACAGTCAAGAGACATGAGTTACATTGATAATGTTGTTAACGCGAATATCCTTGCAGCGGTGGCTGATAAGCAGTTTGGCGGTGAATGCTATAACATAGCATGCGGTGGAAGAGTATCAAATAATGAAATTTTAAATTATCTTAAATCTAAATTTAGTCTTAAAATTAAACATGCTCCATGGCGTACAGGTGATGTAATGCATTCGAACGCAGATATAAAAAAAGCAGAAAAAGATTTTGGCTATAAACCACTAGTAGGGTTTTGGGAAGGAATGGAAAGAACATTGAAATGGTGGCAAATAGATAAGTAAATCAAGCCCTAACAGGATTAGTATTAATGACAAAAAAATTAAAGTTATATGTTGGACCCATGTTTAGTGGAAAGTCAACAAAACTATTGCAACAAATTGATAGGTATAAAATAGCCAAAAAAAATATTTTATGCTTTAAGCCTGCAATGGACAATAGATACACAGGGGAAGGCTTTATTGTCACACATAATGATATTCATGTACCATGCCATGTTATCAATACCGGGCGTGATATAATCGAAATATTTGAAAAAGAAAATAATAAAAATAAAATTGATGTTATTGCAGTAGATGAAGCTTTTATGATTGATAACATAGCACAGACTTTAATTGATATATTTTATGGTTATAAAATTAATGTTTTAGTATCATCAATTGATATATCAGCATCAAGAATGCCGTTTAAAGATATATCAATGCTTTTAAGTCATGCTACGCATGTAAAAAAATGCAAAGCTGTATGTACAACTTGTGGTCATGATGCGTCCTATACGTTAAGAAAATTTTCTATAGACGACAATACAGATCAAATAAGAGTGGGCGGCGCTGATCTTTATGAACCGCGTTGTTTAAAACATCATTCTGATATTAATTTTTAGGAGAAATTATGTTAGAACCGTCTAGTGTTAATTGTGTTATTTATCATGCTGATTGTACAGATGGTTTCGGTGCTGCGTATTCAGCATGGAAATTACTTGGAAATCGAGCTGAGTATCATGCTTGCAAACACGGTGTTAAGCCGCCAAATGTCAAAGGAAAGAATGTTGTTATTTTGGATTTCTCATTTGATAATAAAACTGTAAAGAAAATGATTAAAGATGCCAAAGGTTTGCTTGTCATTGATCATCATAAATCAGCAATGGTAGAATTGCATGATATATCAAATACTCATTTTGATATGACAAAAAGTGGTGCAATATTAGCATGGGAATGGTTTCATCCCGGGAAAGAATCACCAAAATTTATTCAATATATACAAGATAGAGATCTTTGGAAGTGGGAGTTACCATACTCAAAAGAGTTTTCTGCTGCATTTGACATGGTTCCTTTTAATTTTGAAGAATTTGAAAAATTTGAAGATGATTCAGTATTTGATGATGCAGTCAAAAGAGGTTCATTCATACTTGCATATTCAAAAACAGTAGTTAAAAAAGTTTGTGACAAAGCAGCATCTAGAAAACTTGATGGAAAGCATGTGATGGTTGTTAATAGTTCTCACTGGATGAGTGAAATTGGTGCAAGACTAGCTCCTGATTGTGACTTTGCAATGATATGGTTTTATGATCATAACGACAAAGATATCAAAGTAAGTTTAAGATCTTTTCATGACACAGTTGATGTTTCTGAGATTTCTAAAAAGTACGGCGGCGGTGGGCACAAAAAAGCTGCAGGTTTTCGTTTACCAGAAGATGCAATTGTTGATGATTTATTTGATAAAGGAAAATAGATGCCATACAGTAAGTCAGTAATTGATCATTTTGAAAATCCAAGAAATGTCGGCACAATGGATAAAAATGATCCGTCTGTAGGTACAGGTCTTGTCGGTGCTCCAGCATGTGGTGATGTTATGAGATTACAAATAAAGATAAACGATTCCGGCATTATTGAAGATGTTAAATTTAAAACATTTGGTTGCGGTAGCGCAATCGCATCAAGTTCATTAATAACAACCTTTGTCAAAGGCAAGTCAATTAAAGATGCAGAAAAAATTAAAAATATTGATATTGCAAAAGAATTAAACTTGCCACCTGTCAAAATACATTGTTCTGTTCTAGCAGAAGATGCAATTAAATCTGCTATTGCAGACTATAGAAAGAAGAGAAAAAATGAAGAGACCGACATGGGATAAGATATGGATAGACTTTGCGCATAATATAGCAAAAAGATCACCAGACAATAAGCATAAAGTTGGTGCCGTAATTATAAATGAAGAAAATACGCAAGTATTGTCAATTGGTTATAACGGTGATCAAAAAGGTGGCCCAAATCAAAGAGAGTCAATGGATGTAGGTTGTAGTGGATTCATACATGCTGAAATTAATGCGCTTATTAAGTGCGATTACAACTACCCCAAAAAGAAAAAAATGTATCTTACGCTCTCTCCATGTAAAATATGTGCCAAAGCAATAGTTAATGCAGGTATATCTGAAGTAGTATACGCAAAAGAATATTCAGCATCAAATGGAATAGATATTCTTAAAGAAGCAGGTATATCTGTAAAAGCCTTTAAAGGTGAATAATTATTTGTTATGTGAGGTATTATTTTGTCTAAAAATATTTATATAGAAAGTCTTGTAGCACTAGGTGGTAAAAAAAATAAAGATGCTATAGATTATGTTGCAGACCAGCTTGTTATAAGAAATAAAGGCACGAAAATAGAGTATACAGTTAAAAAAGTTAGATTAGGAAGAGATGGAAAGCCTGTAGTTGTATGTTATCGATATTACGGTCCGGATAAAAATAATAAAAAAACTTACATGAGAATTCATCCAAAAGATTTTGATAAATACGAACCGGTATGAGATAGTAATGAAATATTTGATAAATAAAAATATTAAAAATGTAATTAAAGAAACATTAGATTTAAAGAAAGAAAAAATTAACGAAGCTTTGGTAGCACAGCCTAAACAATTTAATATTGTTACAGATGCGTTAAGTGCTGATAATAAGGCAAATCATGTTGAGCTATACAAAGATTATGTTGAAAATTTTAATCTTGCGAATGCTAAATTATCTACAGCAGATAAGGCAGATGCAAATTCTAATCATTCTGACTATAGATCAATAAAGTTAGATGAAACTTTTAATATGAATGGCGCATATTTACATGAATTGTTTTTCGCAAATATAGGTGGTGCAAATTCCAACATAACGATGGATTCTTTATCATATATGAGATTAAGTAGAGACTTTGGTACTTTTGATGATTGGCAAAGAGATTTTATAGCATGTGCAAATAGTTCAAGAAATGGTTGGGCCATTACTTATCTTAATTTGTTTACACAAACTTATATGAATTGTTTTATTGATCTTCATTCTAAAAACGTTCCCGCGGGAATGTATCCTGTTATAGTCGTTGATATGTGGCAACATTCATTCTATAAAGACTATTTAAAAAATTCACAAAAATACTTGACTGCAATGATGCGTGAATTAAAATGGAGCATTATTGAAAATAGATTTCAAAAGGCTGATAAAATTTTACAAGTTATTAGGGGGTTATAATGAGAAATACAAACATATATGGCTTATTATTTGAACAAGAAAAAGAAAAAAAATCTGCGCCTGAAGATCCTGTATCTATCAAAGAGCCTAGTGTAAAAGCCCGACCTTCTAATGATTCTGTTGATGATCAAATAGATTCTTTGCTGCTTAGATACGAAAATTCTTCTATTAGGGAAGAAGATAAGTCATCGTTAAACGAATCATTAAATAGATTAAATTTGCGCTTTCTTTTTGAGCAAGATGAAGAGTTTGAAGATGAAGAGTTTGAAGATGAAGGCGGGGATGAAGATGAAGGCGGGGATGAAGATACAGGTGGCGGTGACTCACCAGCAGGAAGTGAAGACATGACTGTGTCAGATCCTGCAAAAAATCAAAATATTCCACCTTTAGATGTTGATGCATTTGCAAATCGAGTTGTTCGTTTAATAATGAATTACAAAAATCTTCTAAATATAGAGGAAGCAATAGTAAATAGAGCAAAGAACTTTCTTGATGAAAATTACGGTGACGAATTTGTCAATAAGTATTTAAATATTCTTAGTGAAGAGCATGGAATATCAGCAAAAGAGTTCGGAAATGTAAAATATGCAGAAGATGATAATTTTGCTATTGGGGCAAACCCAGCCGGATCTGGAATGACAGGCGGCGGAGGAGCTTAATTTGTCAAAACATGATTTTTTTACAAAAAAATCTGTTCATTTTAATCTTTCAAAAGATGCACATGGATCATTTAGGATTGCATGCTTCGAAAGAGGCCTATCAATGCAAGAAGTTGTAGAAGAATTTGTTCAAAGAATACTTTCGCAAAACCCACATATTTTAAAATTATTAGATGAAGTTGCTGAAAATAAAAAGAATAAGGCAGAAAAAAAGTTTTCTAAGTCTGACGTTGAATCAATATTTAGCTTATTAGAGGATGAAGATCCCTTAAAGGAGAAGTAAAATGGAAGTAGAAATAAAAGAAGAAATAAAAGAAGAAATAAAAGAAGCAAAAGAAAAAATTGAAAAGTCTCTTTATTTAAATGATAAAAAGAAAGGCGTTCTAGATGCTGTTCAAGAAAAAATTGTATCTAGAAAACTATTGGTTTTCTTAACAGCAACAGGGCTTCTTGCCTGGGCCGGCCTTGACCCTGAAACATGGGGGATGATTGCGATGATGTATATTGGGGGTCAGTCAGTAATTGATGCAGCTAAAGCCTGGCGCCATGGATCTTAAGAATGTTGTGGATTTGTAAGACTTACAAAAAAGTAAAAGATTTTTGTATTAAATACTGGAAAGCACTAGTTGCTTTAGCACTTGTACTTATAGGTTATTTGATTGGTAGGCGGGGTGATTCTTCTAAAATTATAAGGGCTGATGGTGAAGCAAAAGAAAAATCCCTAAAAAATCAACTAGAAGATATTAAAGATCTTCATAGTGATCATATAAAAAAAAGAGACGATCTGCTTGAAAACAAAGAAAAAGAAATTAGCGATATTGAAAAGAGAAGAAAAGATAATATTGAAAATTTAAGTAACAACGAAAAAAAGCTTGATAAAATTCTTAAAGACAAGCATGGCCTTAAGAAAGGAGAGTAACTTTGTTTATCTTAATATTTTCTCTAATTAATCTTTCATATGCAAATGATTCCAGTACTAGTGATTATATAGATGTGAAGTCAGGTGAAGTTGTTCCATTTGATGGCAAGCTATTTACAAGCGAAGCAATTGCAAAAATATTGGCAAATCATAAAGCAGAAAATGAAAAACTTAAAGTTCAATCTGATTATTTGTTAGAAAAAACAAAAATTGATTTAAATTTAAAATATGATATTCTAGAATCAAAAACAAAATCAGAAATCGAAATGTATAAATCAATGATATCAGTTAGGGATGAAGAGTTAAAAAAAGCTGCAAAAAAAGATATATTAAAAACTTGGGGTGCGTATGGTGCATTTATACTTGGATCAGCAACTTCTATTGCAATATTTTATTCAGTTAATCACAACTAAGAATAATCTTTTTACAGATAATAATTAGTTTGTAAAGGATCAGTTAAATGAAAGTAAAAGTTAAAAAAAGCGTATTGTTTAATTTATTAAAACGATATATGAATGAAAATAGAACAAATGATAACCCAACTGGTAATTTTATTTCACCTTTAAATAAAGATGAAGATCGATTTGGTTTTTGGGATGAAGATGAAGAAACGAATGTTCCAATATCACCTTCACCGCATATACCGATTATTTCAGTTGAAGCACCTCCTGTTGAAGACCCGGACTATGTACCTGCATCAACACAAGAGTTAGCATCTGCATTAAATGTTATTTCTAGAGAAGTACCCATTAATCAAATTGAATATTTTTATAGGAAAATACATAAACTATTAGACGACAGTTTAGACAATAATCAAGAAGATATGCTTAGCGAAGGAATCAATCTATTAAATGAGTCAGAAACTTTTTCAGATAAGTTAATTCAAAGTGCAATAAATAAAATTCAATCAGGCGAAGATAGAGAAGAAGTTGTATATAATTTAATACAAAACTATACTGAGTTTGAGGATTTTGATCCATTTGATTTATTAACAATGATAGAAGATAAAATGATAGGTGGTACGCAAGATCAAGAATCAAATGTCATAGACGACTTTGGCGGCGCGAGTACACAAAAAACAGGTTCCGGAACAATTCCAATGAAACCTGACGCCCCCCAGCCTCAACACCCAATAGGCGCAGATAAAAAAAAGCAAGATTCTTTACGATTAGATGTTCCAATGGCAAAAGAGCCAATTTTAAAAAAAGCGCTGCATGAAGATCCTGTTATAGACTTTATTGCACAAACCCATGATCTTTTATTTGACATATCTAGAAGGGTAGAACGTGAGTATTTTGAGTCTCATTTTACAGAGCAAGGGCAGGAAGCTCAACGTATGGGATTATCACTTGATAGGATTAATCAAGCAACAAAAAAGTATGGTATAACAAATGATTTTGTTTTTACGCATCTTAATTTAACAAAGAAAAAAGGCGGAGCTTATGTTTTTGACAGTAAAAAAGTTCAAAGTGAAATTGAAAAATTTATTAGAAACTATGCAGATCTACCTGAGGGTTCTGATTATAACAACCTCTTAGATTCAGCTGCTTCTGAAATGAAATTACCTCGCGAGCGTGCAATTCCATTCCTTTCAAGACTTTTAACAAAAAAATACGATCAAGAACGTGACTCATATCAAGATATTCCAGCAGATGAATATCTTGTTGGCCGAGAAGGAAAAATTGGTGAAATTGAAAAGTTGTTTTCAATTGTTGTAAAACACCCACCTTATGATTTTACACAGTTGTCTGGAGATAGATCAGACTTTATGAATAGAGCATCGCAGGATTTAGTTGAACCGATAATTGAAGACATGCTAGCTAAGATTCAGAAAAGAATGTCCGGCGAAAATTATATATTTAAGATTGGAAAGCACATCCATCAGTACCCAGTAGAGCATGTTAAAAATGAAATTAGCACCTTTGTTCAAGTAAAAATTGATGGCGCGCTAGCTTTCCAGGAAGAAAAAAGAGCAAGAAAAGCACAAGACAAAGAAGACTCCAAAGTTGGTAATGCTATAAGTGATGAAGACGCAGCTGCCGCGGCATTTGCTAAGAAAATTGCAAAATTAAGCAATACAACAAATTTTGATAATCTTGCACCCTTCTTTGGTTTCTCAAGTGCTTCTGGTCTTAGACAGTGGTATCTAAAACATGCTATGAGAAAAATAAAAGCGCTAGGTGTAGGAAAAGATACAGGAAAGTCTGCATTTTCCAAGCTTTATAATCAGACGCTAGAAGCAATTATTCCATACATTGTAGAAGCTATTGAATTAAAAATAAACGAATTTAATGGAAATCCTGGTTTAGGTGAGCAAGATCAACAAAAACTATTAATTATGAAACATGCTTTACCTCAGATTAAACAAATAGACGATTTGATGCAAGATGGTCGCTACTTAAGACCAAATGAAGAAGGCACAGTTGAAGGACAAGATTTGTTATATTCAGTAGGCGGGTATATTATGAGAACTGTAAATGGTGAAATATACAAACCTATTATGAATTTGATAGACAGGCAATGGACAGATTTTGTTGCCGGCCTAATTCAAGATAAAGCACAAGTTGATTTAAAAAAGGCAAAAAGCCTGGCAGAGTATTTTACAGGAAAAAAAGAGATACCAAATTACGAGTCAATGACAAAAGCGGCAAAAAATCTACTAAATGCAGGCATTGATTTTGAATTGTTTGAAGTACTAATTAGCGCATCAAACGACTGGTTTGACGATACAATAGAAACAGAATTTTCAAAATTTAATACAGCAGAGGATAAGTTTGCTGGTGAATTTTTACAAGCCGCATTAAAAACTACTGAAAAGCTTGTTAAAAAACCAAATGAGATGAAAAAGTATCTAGATAAAGCAGTTAATATGTACATAGAAGATTTAGCACATCAAATTGCATTTAAAAATTTAAGTCAATATGAGACTATAAGCGGTGATTAATGAGTAGACTTTTAGAAATAGCTATTAAAAACAGTATCAATGCTAATCAAGATAGCGGTCCGTTTGATCCAGGTTCTGCATTTAAAAGAAACAATATGGGAATGATTGGGACAAGTAACGTAGAGGATGTTCCAATACAACCAAAAGAATCTTCTTGGGAAAGAATTGATGATTATAATGCTTCTTATCTTTCAAAGATATTTAATTTTAAAACTGAAAAACATTTAGTTTATTTTTTAAATGAAGTAATATTGCATAGTGGTAAACTTAATCATAGCCCTAAAATTATAATTGAAGATTTGAAAGTTATTATTGAAACATACACGCATGATTTAAATGATATAACAGAACTTGATTTAGAATTGACTGGATTTATTGATGAAGTATATGGTGATATAGTTTACATAAATAGAGTATAAAATGACTTTTTATGTAAGTGATGTATTAAAAAATACAGTTACTAAGGATGATTTAATTGACAATCAATCTAAAGAAAAGATTAGCTTGCCATGTATTTATGCAGATATTAAAATAGATAAAAAAAATATTTATTTAGATGTTGAAAAATTAGAATTTAAAAAAACAAAAGTAATTTTAAAATTAATAACACCTTCAAATTTAATTAATCTTGCTTTAAGAGTAGAAAATTGGGATATCTTAAGTATAAAAACAAATGACAATCTTGAGAATACTAACTATCCTTCGTTTTTAATATCAAAAAATCATAACATTAGAATAAAAAAAATACAAAAATCTTTGTCGGGATATAACTATACCATTACGATAATTATAGATAAAGATTAATTTTTTGGAGAATATAATGATCAATGCCAGAAGCGAAAAAGAATTACTTAAAATATTAAAAATGATATCTGAAGAATCTGTCAGCTTATCAAGAAAAAGCTTGTATGAAACAATAGACCCATATGAAGAAGAATATAAATCAAAATATAAAATGGATCAAAAGCTTTATGGTTCTTTAAGTGAGCAAGAAGACGAAGAAGACGAAGAAGTAGAAGAAGAGGAAGAGGAAGAAGAGGAAGAAGTAGAAGAGGAAGAAGTAGAAGAGGAAGAAGTAGAAGAGGAAGAAGAGGAAGAAGAACATGAAGATGCATCAGAAGCTTTTGGTGTTTCGTTTGATTCTGTTATAACAGCAATTAATGCTCTTCGTGCAGGTAGGTCATTAAAAGATGCATCAATCAAACAACAAGCTTCTGCTTATTATGACAAGCTTGACGATAATGAAAGAAAAATTTTACTTTTATTTTTAAAAGAACTTTCTAAGATCTTGTCCGGTTCATTAAAGGGTGCTGAGGCTGCAGAACCAAGCGATGATCCATACGAGTTTTCAATATCGTCTGGTGATGATGATATTGATGTTGGTGAAGATGAAGAGGAAGAAGACATCGATCTTGGCGACGAAGAGGAAGATTTAGAAGTAGAAGAAGAAGAAGAAGATGAAGAGGAAGAAGAAATATCCCCGCCGATTCAAGTTAGTGAATCAAAAACTACGTCATTGATGAGAAAAAAAATTAGAAAAATGATGTTAAGAGGTTAAAAAATGTCAGTAAAGATTAGAAAGAATATTAGAAAGGCCATTTTTGAAAATGCGCTCAAAAAGTCTGATCTTTTATCTGAGGCTATAGCAGTTGATTATGCTAATCCTGCAAAAAGCATGATGAAGTGGGAAATGGAAAGACAAAAATGTAACATAACAGAAGCTACACTTCCTGATGATTTTTTGGCAATATTTTTTGGAGATCAACTTTTATCACCTGCTGGATTTGAAATTCGTGAAAAAGGAATTCTTGACGATATGGCCAGTCAAGATGTCTTATTATCAAAAATACAGGTTGCAAAAACTAAAAAAATGAATATAAATAGAATATCTCCTATGCTTGGTAATATTGTAAGAAAAACAATATCAAAAGCAATAGATCTATTTTTTCCGGGCCCTTTTGCAAAATTCTTTTGCAATCAATTGGCAACTACTGCAACGTGGTTTAAGAAAAATATGGCTATTTGGGCTGTTATTTTTGGTGACGCAGATACAATAGAAGATGCAGAAAAAGCCCAAAAGGAAAAAACAGGACTTGCAGATCCGCAACAGTCAGTAGATTTAACAAAAATTATCGATTCATGTTATAAGAAAGTATCGAAACATGAATATGTGCCATATGCAAGATTAAATGTAGCAGATAAACACAGTGACGTACTCATGCTTTTTCAATTAACATGTCAGACTTTGCAAGGAAGTGATACGCAAAAAGATGTTACTGATCTTTATGAAAAAGAAACAAAACTAGCGTATGCAAAGGGAAATAATAGCTTAATGTCAAGAAGCACATTTTTTCAAAATGAATTTTTAAAAATAGCATTTAAAAATACAACAACAAACACAGCAAATAATGCAATAAGGTTATGCAAAGTTGAAATTGGACAAGTAAATTCCATACTCGATGGTTTAGATGCAATAACACTGGTTGAAGTTAATATGGAAATAATTCAGAATTTTGTTGCAAGGGTTAAAAATGCAAAATATTATCTTGAAAAGATATATGCTAGAAGTACCCCAGATGGGGGAGCTATTATTAGCGCAATAAAATCCCCCACAGGTAAACTAATCGGTATTTAATATTAGTAACTAATTTTACTGTTGTAATTTAAAATAAAATTAATTTGTGTATTATACTAATGTATTAAAAATAGGAGATATTTTATTATGACAACACATAATGCTCAAAGCTGGTATCCAGAAATAATGTATGAAGAACAAGAAGATGGTCTTAGTTCAAAAATACCTTTTATTATGGTTCCAAAAGATCAAAGTATGCCTTCTCTTTTATATGTTTTTGAAACAAGAGACACAGGTGAGTTTGAACCTGGCCCTGAAGGCGAAATGTTACCAATTCAAGAAATGGATTTGCATCAGTACGCTGACATGGCTATACTAAAATCAAAGCTATCACTTTTAGAATATGACAAAGTAAGATCTGTATTGGGACTTAGCTCAATGACAGAAGCAACATCAGCAGGTCAAAAGATTACTGAGAATATTAGACAAAATTTAAAGGAAAAAACACCTGAATCATCATAATTAGTTGAGTGGAGGTTTATTAATATGAAAATTAATATCAATAGAATGTGTAAATTAGCAGGGGTTGGTACTAGCCAGTCTAGAAGATCTAATGGTTTGCTTAGAGAGGGATCTAATAGTTCTTTTAGGGATGATCCTAGCTATAGAGATGAAGCTGAGTTTCGATTTGGCAGAGGACAATTAAATGAACAAGATGATGACTTTGTTGATGATTCAGAAATGGATGATTTACCTCTTGATGAAGAAGTCGTCATGGATGACGAAATGGCCGAAGGCGAAGACGAGCTCGAGGTTGACGAAGCAATGCTTGTTCAAGAACTCAGAAGGGCCAAGAGAATTGTAAATGAGTCTAGAAAGCACAGGCGCAGACAACTTTCTGAAAATGCAAAATTACAAAGAATCATTGAAGAAGAAGTTGCAAATGTAATGCATGACTATAACTATAATTCACAATGGCTTTACGGAAAAAGAAAGCCAAGAAGAAGTAGAAACGGCTATACTGCACAAGGTTCATATATTCCAGGTATTGGCTTTAAAAATCCTTGGGAATAATAAAAAAATAAAAAAATAAATAATTTTAAAAATTTGCTCATTTTGTATTACAATTGATTAGGCCTATTGGAGGAATCAATGAAAGAATACAAGGTTGGGCAAGTTCTTTTTTTAATTGGTGAAAAAACAACTAAAGTCATGCCAATACAAATTGTTGAAGAAGTTATAAGAACAACATTGGCAGGAAAGGAAAAAACTTATACTGTTTTAATGCCAGATCAAAAAAAGACAAAAGTCGATATTAATGAAGTAAATGGAAGAATATTCAATTCTTACAGTGATGTTAGAAACTTTATGATAAAAAATGCTTCAGCAGCAATAGATAAAATGATATCAAACGCTAGAAAAATTGCTACTATTGCATTTCAAGTAGAAGAAGTAGAGGAAGTAGAGGAAGTAGAAGAAACTATTAACAGCATTGCTAACAATGTTGAAAGCGTGCAAAAAAATAAAGAACAAAGTATAATAAAGATTGATCTAGGCGGAGGCCAATTGGCTAATGTCTCTACAAATGATTTAGATAAACTAACTAATGTGAGTGCAAAATGAAAGTTCTGTTTTTAGATGCATATAATCTTATTTATCGTGCGTTATCAGGTTTTAGCAAGGGTGATAACTATGTTGTTTATAATTTTTTTAGAGGAATACGCCCTATTATAGAAAAACATAATCCTGACAAGGTTTATTTTGTTCTTGAGGGTAATCCAAAATTTAGAACAGAGCTAAGTGAGGGATTATATAAGTCAAATAGAAAGAGCAAGGGAGATAATTTTCATAGACAAAAAGCATCAATTATTAATATTGTTAAATCTTGTTTTCCTTTTGACATTGTCAAACATCCAGATTTAGAATGTGACGATACAATTGCAACACTATCAGTTCTTCATGCAAGAAAAGGTGATAACTGTACAATAGTATCATCTGATAGTGACTTTATTCAAATGCTAGCTTTTAAAGATTATAATATAAAACTATACCATCCAATCAAAAAATGCTTTATTGATAAACCTCAGTATGATTATGTTACATGGAAGGCGCTAAGAGGCGACAAGACAGACAATATTAACGGTATCAGAGGCGTTGGTGACAAAACAGCAGAAAAATTAGCTTTAAATTCTGAAAAATTAGTTGAATTTCTTTCTGATAATAAAAAAAGAGAAATATTTGAAAAAAACATTAATCTTATAAGGTTGGTTGATTTTTCAAACGATCTTTCCTCTTTAGAAAAATATTCAGGAAAAAGTGACTTTAATAGTTTAAAAAATATATTTTCTGATTTAGAATTCACAACGATGTTAAAAGAAGAAACATGGAAAAAGTATATAAAAACATTTGAGAGGTTATAAAATGTATTTAGAAGATTCAGTTCAACAAAAACTCAGAAGCATGGGTAAAATAAAAAATGATGAAATTATCTTAAAGGAGGGCGATTTATACGTAGTTGAAAATGTTGTATCAAAAGAGCGAAGAATTGTCAATGGTGATCATTCGCTTCTTGAGGCAATTAATACTAATATTAAAGAGTCTTCACGGCAAATATTAAAAGGTTAAAAATGTCATTGACAAAAAGAATAATAGTAGATGGTGATGAACTTACTAGTAAGCTTAAGCGCGGCATAGACAAGTTAGCAAACACTGTTAAAACTACAATGGGACCAAAAGGAAAACTAGTATTAATTCAAAGACCTGGTAATCATCCAATTGTTACAAAAGATGGAGTTACAGTTGCAAATGCAATTAATCTTCAAGATGAGGTTGAAAACTTAGCAGCACAAATTATTAAAGAAGCGGCTGCTAGAACAGCAGACGAGGCAGGCGATGGAACAACCACAGCAACAGTTTTGGCACAATCAATTTATACTGAAGGTCTAAAGATGATTGCTGCTGGATTTGACATTGTAGGCATAAAAAAAGGAATTAATATTGCAGTTTCTACTGTAATTGATAAAATTAATAATTCAGCTCGCAAAGTTAAAAGTAGTAATGATTTAATGAAAGTTGCATTAATTTCAGCAAATGGCGAAAACGATATTGCAAAACTTATTGTTGATGCAATTGATACCGCCGGCGTCGATGGAAATATTATAGTTGAAGAAGCAAAAGGTTTTAAAAGTAGTTTAACTATTGTTGAAGGCTATCAAGTTGATCGTGGGTTTCTGTCTCCGTATTTTGTAACAGATAAAAATAAAATGACTTGTAATTTTAAAAATCCTTTAATCTTGCTTGCAGATAGAAGTTTTAATTCTATTCATGAACTTATGAAACCTTTGGAAATTGCACTCGAGTCTAGTAGGCCTATTTTAGTAGTTGGCAACGATATTGACGGTGATGCTATGCAAGGTTTAGTTTTAAACAGGGTAAAAGGATCTTTGCAGGTTTGTGCAATAAAGTCACCAGGTTTTGGAGATGCTAGGCATGATTTACTAAACGATTTACAAGCAGTCGTTGGTGGAAAAGTAATTACAAATTCGTTTGATATGCAGTCATATGACATAGAAATGTTTGGAACTTGTAAAAATGCAATGATTGGTAAGTCATCTACACTGTTTATAAATGATTCAAAAATTGATGAAAAGAAAGCGCCTGATGAAAGAATTAATATAATCAAAGAATTCTTAAAAAGTCCAGGATTGTCACCAAATGAAAAAGAATTATTAACTTATAGAATGAACCAGCTTTCAGGCGGTATTGCAATTCTTAGAGTGGGTGCAGCAACAGAGTCTGAGCTAATAGAACGATACGATAGAGTTGATGATGCGCTTAATGCTACAAAAGCTGCAATTCAAGAAGGTATACTACCTGGCGGAGGTGTTGCATTGGCAAAAATTTCCAAGGATTTAGAAAAACTATTAGAATCATATGACTCTGATGTTTCTGCAGGTATAAGAATTATATCAAAAGCGTGCGTATCACCTTTTAATCAGATAGTTTTAAATGGAGGAAAAAGCCCAGAGCTTTTACTTGATACTGTATTAAATTCAAAACCAGATACAGGTTATGATTCTAGAGAAAATAAAACAGGTAATATGTTTGAATTGGGCATTGTTGATCCTAAAAAAGTTGTTAGATGTGCAATTGAAAATGCAGCATCAGCATCAAGTATGCTTTTGTCAGCAGGTGCTTCAATGATTGAAATAAGTAAAAATTAACTCATCAATATATTTATATTTAAATATAAAGAGAGTAATATGAAAAACGTTACAAATAATGAAATTAAGTTAGTTTTAGAATCTATTTATAAGTTAAAAAAACAAATTGCAACAGCAGTATTAGATTTAAAACTAGAAACAGAAACACACGTTCCTGATTTGATGACACGAATTCGTGTTTTACCTAGCGTTGCTGTTGTAGGACAAAAAGAAAAAGTTGAGAGATACATGGACGGCGATTCAATGTTAAAAGTAAGCGTTAAATACCTTCCAAGGACAAGTGAAATATACGGCGGTTTAAGATCAATATGCACAATGATTAAAAGACTGCCAGGTGTCAAAACAATCGTTGTTGAATCTTATAATAAAAAAATAATTACATTAAAAGGTCAAAAAATTATATTTTAAGGGTGTAAACTTCTGATATCGTGTTTATAATATAAATAACATTAAAGTATTTTATTGGAAGGCAAATGAAAATTTATAGCTCTGAAGATTTGACAAAATTAAATGATTCTGAACTTAAGCAAATTTGTATGTCTGTGAGATCAGAAATCAATAAAAACAATAGAATAAAAAAAGATACAAGGGAATTGGAAATATACTTTTGTTATATTCTTAGAGAATTAGAAATTAGAGGAAGTCGTGTAACTTAATTAAAAACAGATTATAATATAAATACTAAACATTAAACATTAAACATTACATACGGAGAAAAAATGAAATCAAATCTTGAAGTTTACTTTAAAGATGTGGGTGCACATCCTCTTTTAACAAGAGATGAAGAAGTATATTTAGCAAAAAGAATCGAACAGGGTGATTCTGAAGCTAGAGAAAAAATGATATCATCTAATCTAAGATTAGCAGTATCAATTGCAAGAAAATATGCACAATATGGATCAAATCTTGAAGACTTAATTCAAGAATCTAATATTGGATTAATTAAGGCTGTTGAAAAGTTTGACTGGCGAAAAGGCTTTAAGTTTTCAACATATGCATGTTGGTGGATAAAGCAGTCAGTAATTAGACACTTGACAAATTCAAGTTCAATATTGAAAATACCAGCGCATACATTGTCAAATGCTAGAAAAATATACCAGGTTGTAAAAGAATATAATGAAGAATTCCAGCAAGATCCTACAAATGAAGAAGTTGCTGATATTCTTAATATGCCTATTTCAGCAGTTAAACAAGCAATAGAATCTTTGAAAGCTAAAAACGTAGGAAGAATTGATGAGCCTATTGGCAAGGAAGGCAATAGAACTTACGCAGAGATTATTCCAGATAAAAATGCAGAAGATATTGATAAGATTATAGACAATAAAGCAATAAGAAAACTAATTGTCAAATCTTTAGGTTCTTTAAGCAAAAGAGAAGAAATGGTGCTTCGATTACGATTTGGAATTGATGATATTTCAGAGGACGATACTAACATTTATAACGTACAACAATAATTAAAGGATAGGAATAGATTATGTCAATGCCAAAAGGTTTTAAGTCTGAAAACGGATATGCAACTTCAAAGTCACTTGGAGGTAAAACATATCATGAGATATCAAGCGTTATGGTCGATAGCGGCTATAAAATGAATCATTCAACTGCAAGAAATGTTTTTGTTTCATCATTAATAAAGATTGCACATGAAGTAACAAAACTATATAATTTAAGTCTAAATGAAAAAGAATTAAAAAGAATAGCTATTGATCCAAGATTTCAAGAAGCTGTTAGGGAGTACATGAGTGAAAAAAGATATACAGGGATCTGAAGAATTTAAAAATTTAATATATCAAACACAACTTTTAGAGAGCTTAGGTTGGGATGAAACTCAACTTGAAGCTCTCTATGAGTATGTTGATACAGCATTTAATGCCGATATCATAATTCATCCAAATGAAATACTTAAGACAATAGAAGAACATTTTGGAGAAAGTACAAAAGAGTGTTTTAAAAATATATTAAATACAGTAATGTTATCATATAATTTACACATGGTGAATCCAAATAATGAGCATTAATTTAAAATATATTTTAAAAAGAAACAAAATTGATATGGAAGCTTTTTTCTTAAAGAATCAAATAGAAAACTATGAACAACTATGCGAGCATTGCAAGAATGTTGACATTATACCGATAACAAAGGTAGAATATGATCTTCTTGTTAAAAAAGAAGAAAAGCCTAAGGAAGTAAAAATTGAAAAGCCAAAACAGAGAAAAAAATCTACTAGGGCGTCTAGTAAAACACAAACAAGACAAAAGCGTAGGTCTAGTTCTAAAAAAGTCAATAACACATAACGACTATTATTTTGTATTAAAAGGCGGTCATACAGAAGAATGGCATATAAGTAACATAAAGGTATAACACGTAATCTAAAAATAGCTGAAAGTATGAAGATAGCTATATATTTATATGTAAACGGAGAATTAAGATGAGCAATAAATGGCAAACAGCAGGACCAAACCACGTACCTTCATATCAAATGTCAGGTATACCTTTTGTTACTAGCTCTGCAGCCAGTGAAGTTTCTGGCCCTGACGGCAACAGTGTATCTTTACCTATAAAGGTTTCTTTTCCTTATGTTACAAAGTTTTTAACTATAAGAAATACTGGAATAAATGAATTAAGAGTAGGTTTTTCTCAAAATGGTGTTGTAAAGCAAGGTGAAAGACTAGCTTCTGATAACGCAGATAAAACATCAGGAGGGTCAAACTTCTTTTTAATCCCAACAGGCTCGGGCGGTGAAAATGCAGCATCTGCACAGTCAATACAAACATTTGATTTACGATGTAAAGAAGTTTATTTCTTATCAAATGCAACAAAAAGCAATACTCCTGGTGCTGCACAAGCAACTAGCTTTTCATTGATTGCTGGGCTTACAACAATTCCAGCAAAAGCATTCCCAATTCTTACAGGTAGTATTAACGCAACCGGTTCATTTGAAGGTGTCGGATAGTAGTACTTGGGATACGTTTAATAAACACTTGCATTTTCTTAAAGAAGGCGACTTAGTTATAGTTGATGCAAATGTTTTAAAAAAGTATAATCTAAGCCCAGCTAGTAAATTAACAATCGGTATTTTAGTATCTGATAAATTAAATACTTTACCTGGGTGGGATTCTCCTGAAATTAATAGAAATATTATATACGATAAGTTGTATAAAGTTATGATACTGAATAAGGTTATTACTATAGGTCATTCAGACATAAAGGAGCTAATCGAATGAAAAAAAAGAAAAGAAAAGTTGTTGCTGTTTCTGGCGGCTTTGATCCTGTTCATGTTGGTCATGTAAAAATGATTCAAGAAGCTGCAAGATTAGGAGACGTCATTATAATTACAAATTCAGATGCGTGGCTTAAGAGAAAGAAAGGTTACATATTCATGCCTTTTGAAGAAAGGCAAGAAGTGCTTTATGCGTTTAAGGGCGTGATAGACGTACTTGAAGCTTGGGATGAAGATGGCACAGTTTGTAAAACACTTGAGAAAGTAAAGCCAGATATATTTGCAAATGGTGGCGATAGAAAAGGAGACAATACACCAGAAGTTGATCTGTGCAATAAGCTTGGAATTGAATTAGTATGGAATGTGGGTGGTGAAAAAATTCAAAGTTCATCAAAGTTAGTAGAAAACGCCACAGATCTAGAAGCACTTGAAGTTTTAGGTTATGCTCAAGGCTATTCTGATGCTATAAAGGATACTAAATAAAGTGAAGCTATTTCTTTTCGACATGGATGGAACAATTACACCTGCAAGAAAGCCAATGAAAAAAGATATGATGCTAGCACTAAGAGATCTTCAGTGGGCAGATTATGAAATCGGAATTGTAACCGGTTCTGATATGAATTATCTTATTGATCAATGTGATATTTTATTTGGTTTAAACGGGTATCAGTTTCATAAAACGCATTACCTCCCGTGCAATGGAACTAAATATTATAAGTACAATGAATCAGGAAGTCTTTCTACAGTATACGAAAATGATATGATTGAAGCTATTGGTAAGCAAACATATAGGGCAGTTATTCAAAGTTGCATTGATATACAAAAACACATTATAGATACAACAAATTGTCCACTAACAGGCAACTTTTTTGACTATAGGGGCTCAACTTTAAACTGGTGTCCCATAGGAAGATTAGCAAAAAAAGATGAACGAGATGCCTGGCTAAAAATTGATATTAATAATAAATTTCGATTAAAATGGATTAACCACTTAAAGGAAGAGCTTAAGAAAAAAGGCGTTAATAACATAGAGATAAAGTTGGGTGGTGAAACAAGTTTTGACATACATCCTAAGGGTTGGGACAAAACTTATTGCTTAAAAAACTTTAAAGAATATAATGAAATAATTTTTATTGGCGATAGATGTTTTGATAATGGAAACGACAAAGAATTATACGATACAATTATTAAACATAGTATTGGTAAAGCATATCAAACTAAAGATCCCGAAAATACAATAGAAATTATAAAGGAGTATATAAATGAAGCAAGACGACGTTAATTCTCTTGTTGCAATTAGAGATTTTCTTATAGAAAAATTTAATAGATGCAAAGACTATAAGTCAAATAAAAATGCAATAATGAGAGAAATAGATCATGCTGAAATTGTTCACAAGACAATTGTAGAAATTGACAAAGTTTTATCAGAGTACGTTGAATTTAAATAAAAATTAATATTACATATTTGAAACATTTGATATCTCGTAATACTTACTTTTATGAGGTATTAATATGCAATATTGTTTTTTGTTCTTTTTATGTTTAGTTTTTGGATGTTCAGATAACACACTAGTTAAGATGCAAAACAGAGAACCTGACATCTTAGTTCATCCTGAAATTATTAATTTTGGAAACTTAGAATCAGGATTTGAATCAGGACATAAGACATTTGCAATAATTAATGTGGGGGATGAGGATTTATATGTCTCACCCCCAGTTTTGTATGATGGTTCTAGCAGGTTTGCAATAAGCGAAATCAATGAGGATATCCTCATTCCCGCGGGCGAGCTTGTTGACATTGATGTACGATATATTCCCGAAACATATGAGCATAACGGTGCATATGTTGAAGTTAGATCTAACGATGAAGATCAACCGGTCATTAAAGTTCTACTTGAAGGCTTAGGCGATGCCCCAGTCTTATCTTTGAATCCTGAGGGTCATGACTTTGGTACAATATCTATTGGATGTGATAATGAACTTAGGCTTACAATCGGAAATATTGGTAATTTACCACTAACCATAGATAGCGTTCAACAAATGGTAACACAGCCGATAGACATTAATATGTTTTTTGGAACTTTACCAGACCTTCCATGGATTATCGATCCAGGTTTTGAGCTTGATATTATTACTTCATACACGCCCAGTGATGTAGGTAGTGATTCTAGCTTAATAACAATAACAAGTAATGACCCGCTTAATCCAATTGTAGATTTTGAAGAAGAGGGTGATGGTCAAGTTGAACAGTGGATAGTAGATCAACATGAACAAGAAGAAATACCTCTGCTTGATGTTCTTTGGGTAATAGATAATAGCGGATCAATGAACCCATTTCAACAGGCATTAGCTGATAATATGGTTGATTTTATGAATATATTTTTAGCTGCTAGTCCTGATTTTCATATGGCTTTTATAACAACAGACTCATATGGTTTCCAAGGTGGTGGCTATATAAATAATAACACTAGTCAACCTGCATCATCAGCATCATCAATACTTGCATCTATTGGAATTCATGGCTCTGGACATGAAAAAGGAATTCAGTATTCGAAACAATCAACGGATATTGGTCCTGCTGCTCCTGGCTCTATGTTTTTTAGAGAGGATGCAACATTAGTTATAATATACGTTAGCGATGAACCCGATTTCAGTACGGGTGGATGGAGTAATTATGTGAATCACTTTACTAACTTAAAAGATTCAGACAAACTCCACATGGTATCAATTGTAGGTGATGATCCTTCCGGATGCACATTTGCATATGGGAACGTTACAAGAACAATAGGGTATGGCTCAGGCTATATTGATATTACAAATTATTTTAATGGCTCTATATACTCTATTTGTTCAACAGACTGGGGATTGCAAATGGAAGATTTAGCAAATACAGTTTCAAAGAGGCGAAGATTTGAATTAACAGAACCAGATCCCATGGAAAATACAATAGAAGTTTATGTTAATGGGCAACAAGCAATAGCTGGCTGGACATACGATCCTATTGAAAATTGGGTTGAATTCGACTCTGGCGCCGAACCTTCTCCGGGCGATACAATCGAAATTAAGTATGCAACTTGGGGATGTGAGTGAAGCTATTTAAAAAAATAGCTAGATTGCTCTTTGGTATTTCGCTAGGATTAGCAATTGGAACTTCCATAACAATTATTTTTTATGTTAAAAGTTATCAACCATATAAATGGAAATCACCCCCAATAGTTGCAAATTGTTATGGTGAAGATTTTTATGAAATGAGACTTCAAACTGCAACAAAATACTGGCGTGACAAAGATGAACATATATCATTCATTATAATCGATCCGCCTAAGTCTGTTTGCGATAAAGAATTTTTAGATGGTTTTATTATTATAAAAAAGGCACCACCTGGTTCTTTGGGTGATGGAACTCTTGCAAGAACAAATACAAAAATTAAATATTTGGAATTGCGTGCTGCTGTTATATACTTTGAGCCAGGCACACAAAACTTAACATTTATAGTTGAGCATGAAATTGGTCACGCACTTGGATGGAAGCATATTAATGCAATTGGCCATATAATGAATCCAACATATGAGTATATGGGTGAAAAATTTTGGATACCGTAGGAGGGTAGTTATTATGTTTATATTATTATTTTTATTTACTGCATGTTTATTTAGTGCAAATGTTGTTGATCAAACAGAACAATCAAATATAGTTTGCGCATCAATTATTGATCAGACACCGTGTAATTTTTCTGCAACTAACGGAGCAGGAGAAGAGGTCCAACTACATGACTTAGTAGGTCAACCTATTGTCCTAGATATAAGTGCAATGTGGTGTGGCCCATGTCAATTAGCAGCATCTGACGTACAAAAAGTACAAGATAGATATCTAGAAGATGAATTAATTTATTTGACACTGCTTGTTGACAATTTAGCAGGTGAAGAACCTACAGTCGAAGATATTATTAGATGGGAAGAACAATTTGGAATTGAAAGTGCGCCAGTATGGTCAATAAGTAGGGATGTGATTACTAGTGATCCGACAAAAACAGGTGAGTTTCTTTACATGGATAGCTTACCAACTTTTTACTTTATTGATTCTGACATGAAAATTAAAAGTTTTCAGCGTGGATACTCTGAAGAATCAATTGAGTCTAAAATTATTGATCTATTGATGAAAGATTAGATTTAACTAACAAAGTCAAATTCCCAAACTGATGTTATAATTGTATCGCCGGGGGTTGTTGACGGTGTCATTGACAAGCCTAGTATATCACCAATATCAAACGTAGCTACATCAAAATTAACTACATATGAAGTATGACCTGCTGCTATATTAATTGTAATAGTTTCAGTTGCTGTGGTGCCATGAGCTAACACCTCTCCATTCAAATAAACTTTTACACCAGTTCCATTTGCATCTCTTGTAAAAGCAAGATGATTCCATTGAGCATTTTGTCTAACTTGCGTATCGGCTGTAATACTATGATAAGTGGTTCCATTTTGATGGGCGTAATTTATTCTATAAGCCTAAGATGGTTCTTGTGGCCAGCTAAACGTAATTGTTTTATCAGGATTTAGACTAATTATCGTCGATGGTAAATCTCTTAAGAGCTGCCTATATAATACCCATTCTGCTTTCTTTGATTCTGAAAGTGGTGAATCACTAAGCTGCGTATAGTCACTCTGTTGGAGCTTTTTATTTCTCTGTCTTCTTACGACATCTTTTCTATTTTCTAGATGTTGAGTATCCGATAGCGTTAATTTATAATTCATGTTACATCCCAATAGATATTATCTCCCTCGTTACCGGCACCTCTGGTAAAATGAATCACAATATATGCCATTCCTTGAAAGCCCTGTGCGCTCCCATTATCTAAGTTATATTGCAATGTAGTCGTCCAACCTGAAAGATTTACTCTAAAATTTGGGACGGCGGTAGCGTCTCTTGCCTGATCATTATTATAGCCATCAGCCGAACTCGCGGAAGAGCCCATATAAAAAACAACCCCCTCCATTCTTCTGTGGGAATTGCCAACTCCGTTATAATGTCCAGTCAAATTGATTTCAAAACTTACTGCTGCCCAAAACTCATCAGCGCCCGGATTGGAGGTTCCTCCGACAACTTTTGGTTGCCATGAAATTATATCTATCCATGAATTTGTTGTCGTTGTACTTATCTGAATATGTTTTCTCAATGTAAAAGATCTCTCTCTTTCGGCGTTGGTAGAGAATTCTGTTGATGTTATTCTTTCTTCGCCCCTCAAGTGAAGCGAGCCACTTATCATAGCGGTTTGCGACACAGCATCAAAAGTGAAATTGGATTCAACAGTAGCCTCGTCAGAGTCTTTATAAGTTAAGATTCCATCGGCTGTTGAGCCATCAAATGAAATTCCACTACCTCCTCCACCACCGCCGGCGGTTAAATCTGTTTCAGCAACATCCGCGGATTGCCAATAGATTTTTCCGTCTGTTTTTGTGTATAACCACCCTTTCCCATCAGCAGGTGCTGTAGGTGTTGATACCTCCGAAGTAATTGCAAGCTTGCCGGCTACATCTAATTCTGATATTGGACTACTTGTCCCAACTCCAATTTTATTATCACCGGAATCAACGAAAAACATGTGGGTCTGACTATCGGACTCAATTCTAAAATCAATATCAGCATGCCCATCATCATTAAAAACAGCACCGGCATCTGTTACTGTTAATACTTCATCGTTTGTATTATGGATTTTTGTTCGAAAACTAGACTGACCATGATTTATGTGAAGAACTTCATTACCGGCATTGAGATATATCGCTGTGCTTTCGTTTGGCGATTCTACTATAAAGTCAACATCGGCGCCGGCATTATTAAAGACGACCTTATCTTGTGAATCATCTTCTATTAGCTCAATAAGATTTACATTTCCAGCTTTAAAAGTGATATTATCATCAGAAAAACTCATTAAAGTATCAGTATCGTCAATATGATAAATTTGTCCACTGACACCTATCTTGCCATCGTTGTTAATTCGCATTCTTTCTAGATAAGATCCATCGCTAGTTTCCCTTGTGTAGAATATTGTATCTTTATCTACTTCAGCAAATATTGCAAGATTCTCAGCATTTGTAAGCTGAATAATTGCACCATCGTCACCATCAGTTTCAAAAACAATTTGTCTATAGTCAGACGAACCCTTGTTAATTCGAATCCCTTCTTGCTGTGACCCACTAATAAGTAGTGTTCCGATGATTACAGCAGAGCCTGATGCTATTAGTGTGTTATCATTTTCAATAGTTCCGCTTACAATTATTCCTTCGTTAAATTTAACAGTACTACCACCAAAATTTTTTGTTCTAGCTGCCATATACATTACCCTTGTTATATGTATAAATATCGTGTAAACTACAAAAGGATCGTATACTTATTATGAAAATAAAGTGGAATGAAATGCAACTCATATCAACGCATATATGCAAGACAAGAGACGTAGGAAATCATGGCAATTTATTTGGCGGCGTAATGCTTGCTTGGTTAGATGAAGCAGGTGCAGCTTTTGCAGCAGAATTCGCAGAAACAGGGAAAATTGTGACAAAGCATATTTCAGCTTTAGATTTTCAAAGAGCAGTTCGACCAGGGCAACTTATAAAGATATATGGGAAAATTGCGCATCTTGGGCGATCTTCTTTAAAAATTGATATTGAAGCACGACGACATAGTGTATATAATGGAACACAAAAAAATGTATGCAAGTGTCAAATGGTTTTTGTCAGGATTGATGGTGATGGAGAGCCTGTTCCAATAGCCCCACATATACGAAAAAAAATAATAAAGGAGACCAATAATGAGACTTGATCATATTGCATATAGGGTGAGAAATAGAGAAAAAGCTGTACAATTTTTTAAAAAATGTTTAGGTTATGATATATCACCTGATCTAAAAGAAGGATTTGATATACAGTTTGAAGATGGGACAATGGCAAAATGTTTTGCATTAGTTCCGCCTGAATCAAAGAGCACATGCAGGGAGCGAATATTTACAGGAATATTTGGAATAGAAGCTCATGCTGCTCCT